GTCAGCAATCAGTCTGGCTCACCTGGCGCAAAATCCAGCTCGTCGTAGTCGATGCCCTCATACTCCGCTTTGATCTCCAGCTGGTAGAGATAGGCACCCATCGCCGCAGCCTGCGCTTTCCACTGTTCCATCGGGCAGATCGGCTCAAAACCCAGCGTCCCCGCCTCCCGCTTGATAATCACGCGGTGCAGCTTCTCGTATTTGGTCTTTACAAACCAATACTCTCCCTTCGCCCTGCTTTTGTAGTCTGCGCTGCGCAGCAGGGCCTCAATGCAATCGCTGGCCAATGTGTTCATGTTCTTTTCCTCCTGCTAAGTGCTTGGTGTACTGCCAGAAACGGATCGGCTCCGGCAGCTTCCCGGTCTCTTTTGCTTTCTGCTGGCAGAGGCGGCAGACGTCCTTACCGTCGATCTTTGCCCAGCCGTCGGCGCGCATGGCGGCCTCCGCCGCCTCGTCGTTCTTTTCCGCGGCCAGCAGATGCCCGCAGCAATCGCACCGCGGGTTGTGATACTCAAAATAAACGACGATCATTTCCGCCTCCGGCCTCTCGGCCTGCTGTGCGCCAGCCAGGCGCCGATCAGATACGTCATGAAGATTGTGCCCAGCAGCACGGCGCACGCGCCCACGAAGAACGCAGCGCCCACGATCAGAATTTTCACGCCAGCTCCTCCACATAGCACCAGGATTGCGGCGCCCGCGTGATCCGCTCTTGTCCGCAGAAGTTCTCCCAATCCCGCGTGCACTCATAGCAAAGTGCCTCTGCGTCTGGATCGCCCGGCTCGCACGGTCTCCAAAAATCCGCCAGCTCGCACGGTCTGTCATAGATCGTCAGCTTGGAGATATGCCAGCCACGCATTTTCCGCCCGGCGGCATAGTCGGCAAATTCATCCTCTGATAAGCACATGGCCTGGTAGTTGATGCTGTGCGCGTAAAACTGGCGGTCCATCCGCACATATCGCTTTTCGTACAGCAGCCCGCCGCACAGCACATAGTCGTCGATCTCGTTGCAGGTAAACTCACCGATTACTTTTCCGTTTCGGATGTCGGCGGTGTTATTGCACGGTGTCAGCATATCTTTCTTTCCCGCCCCGACGGTGCAATAGATATAGCATTTGAACGGCGGCGGCAGGTCCGGGCGCGTCCGTCGCACTTCGATTGTCTTTTTCCCGGATGCGATCAGCGCGCACCAGCGCGGCCGTATGGAGATTAAAACGGCGTCGTGCATATCAGTCGTCCTCCAGCAGCCCGCTCCTGCGCGTCATGTCGTCGTCCGGGTAGATTACTTCGCGCTCGTCCGGCCCGCAGGACTCCGCCGGCGTGCTCTCGCAAAGCGCCGCGGCCTCCTCCATGAGCTCCGCCGCCTCCCATATCGTCGCGCGCTGTCCCGGCGTGTAGACGCCCATGCGCTGCTCCTGGACGATCAGGCGCAGCCGGACCGGCAGCGTCGGGACCTTGTCGTCCCCGCCGATCTTCCGCACGATCCGCAGCGCCTCTTTTCCTTCTCGATCAGCAGGCGTAACGTCGGCCGCCGGGATGGCGTCGATCCATTTATCAATTTTCTGATCCGCTCCAAAGATTGCGCGTTTTAGGTATTCCTTCGCATCGCTGCTCTTGATGTATTTTTCCATCATCCCGCCTCCTTGTTTCTTAACGGGCACCATCGCGGAGGGGTTTTCACCTGCGGGGCATTTCCGCCTTTCTCCGTGAAATCAATAAAGCACTCTGCCCGCGGCAGACTGGCATTGTAGTATTTTCGGAAAGACTCAATAGCTTTCGGATGCTTGCAATAACAATATCCGCGTGGGTTGTGTCGGTTGTTTGCGTTTGGCCTGCACCTTCCCGTCACCTTCATGTGGGGACATTCTCTGCACTTCATTCCTCCGCCTCCATTCCTAACCACCATGTAGCCCGGAAGGCGCTGTCCCGCAGGAGCGACGGCGCCGGGCAATCCCTGTCCGTGCAGTCCGGCATATTGCAGTTGACGCACACCTGCTCGTGAAACGCTTCGTCCCACGGTCCCTCCAGGACCGGCAGGCCGCCCAGGAAGTCCGCCAACGCCTTCTTCGATCTTGTGATCTTCTCATAGTTTGTCATAGTGTCCTCCTTCCCGCGGCCGCCGCAGCGGGATATACTGCGTTCCGCCCCCCCGTATAGGGAAAGACCACACGCACCATATCACGTCCATCAGCGGCGAGCCGCGCTTCCCGCTCTTGAAGTTGAAGTCCGGCCTCCAGGTCAGCGGCAGCACATAGGTCGGCGGCGTCAGCTCAAATATTTCCGCGCGCCTTGCGGCGTGCCAAAACTGAGATTTCAGCAGGAAGGCAAACGGGATCCCGATCTCCGCCGCGTGCCGGATGAAGTCCTCCGCCGCGGAAAACGGCGGGTTTGTGACGATCATGCCGACGTCTGCCGGCGCCTTGATCTTTAGGAAGTCCTCCCCGAAGCGAATGTCGGTCCCGAACGCTATATATCCGCGCGCCCGGATCGCCTGCACCATGTCGTCGTCCCCGGCGGCCGGGTCCCATATCAGCGTGCTTTTTGGGATCTGGAGGAAGTCCAGCAGGGCGAACGTGACCTCCGGCGGCGTCGGGTAGAAGTCGCTCTCCCTGCGCCCCTGCGCCGGATTGCCCCCTACGATTCGGCTGGCCTGCTTATTGTCCATAATCGTCCTCCGCGCAGCTTTCAAGCACCCGCAGTTCCTCCTGCATCATTTCAATCTGCTTGCGCAAATACTCGATTTCTTGCTGGAGACTCACTGTTCTCCGCCTCCTTCTGGCGCCTCCCATTTCACGCCGATATAATCCAGTACCTTTCCCCAGCCGTACCACGTCCCGTCCTCTCCCTGGACCATGTGATACATCAGGCGCTCGTATTCCCTGGGGTTGCGTTCTTTGAGAAGGTCAAACCGATTCGGCCGCTTTTCAATATGGACCCCGAAGCCGCACATGGAGCACCCGGTCCGCTGGGCCTTTGTGGTGTACAGGGTCCCATCTTCCCGGCGCTCGATGGTTCCGTAAATCTCCGGGACCGGCACTTCCAGATCCTGCGCCAGCTGCAGAAGATCCTGCCGTTGAAAGATTGCAAAAGGCGCAGACCGGATCGTGCTTTCCCCGAAGTAATTGCACCCGTTGATCTTCAAACTCTTTGCTCTGCGGCCGCCTTCGGAGGCCATGAGGCCAAGATACGGCACGCTGTTATGCTCCTTTGCCCACAAATCACAAGGCCGCTCCTTTAGGTAATAGCAGCACTTACTGCTTACCTTGAACGGCGCGGCGGCATATCCAAGCTCTGCGCCTTCCGCGTCTGCTCCTCCGAATTTATCCAGCCATTTTTGACTTAGCTTCATTCTGGTGTTTGTTCTATTTCCGCCGTATGCCCCGGTCTCTCCGGTGATGATCGCGTGGCGGACGGTCGCGTTCTTCTCTGTCGGGTTTTGGAGTAATTCGATTTTTGCCGCAATCTCCTTTGATAGGACCGGGAAGCCATGCTCCCGGATTACGCTGTCCTTCGTCCAGTAGATCGGGGTTCCGTTTTCCCTGGTCCCTTTTACAATGGGCTTTAGGCACTCGATCCCCAGCTGCTTGTGTACCTTCTGGATGCTCGCATCCTCCAGATAGCTCACGCTGATCCCCGGCGCGTATATGTGGATGGACCGGAGAAACAGAAACAGCGTTATGCTATCCAGCCCCCCCACGCTGACATGGTAGTTCAGGTTGCGCCGGCTGCACTCCTCCGCAAACTCTCTTGCCCGGATGGTGGCGTATTTTATTTTGAAGTCATACGGCATTTGCATCTTCACGGAGAAGTCCGCCATTTTCTTCGCCGCGTTGATCCGCTCCATGCGCTCGATTACGTTTTCTTTCATTTGTCTACCTCTCTCATGTGCGCTACGGTCGCCGCCGGGCGCTGCCACTGGCGCTCAAACGCTTTCCATTCCGCGGAGTATTCTGTCTTAGTCCTGGAGAAATCCCGCTCCAGCTGAGAAAACGGCATAGCGCCCGCCCGGTATATCCTGCGGTTACGCTGTTCCTCCGCTTCCATGTCATGCCCGATCAGCGAATAGCATTTGATCTGATTTCGGTTGTAGCCCGCCGCCGTCAGCTTTGCGCAGGCGGCCTCAAAGCGCGGAAGCTGCGCGTCCGTGTCGCAGGCCAGCCAAAGCTCCGCGATCCGCAGCGACGTAATGTTGCTGATGAAATGATCGTCGATCAGGTCCGTTTCCAGTCCGCCGCGGAAGCAGATGCCTCTTTGCGAGCGCAGCATATCGAACACCTTGTCCTTATGCTCCCGCGAGCACTGGAGGAAGTTGTTGTCCTGGATGATGTTGCCCGGCGTGATCTGGAGCTCGCGCAGCTTGCCCTCGATCTGACGGACACCGCACCACGGGCAATTATTATTGCAGCCGCGGGACGTGAAGATGATGCCCTTTTTGACGTAAAGGCCGGGCGTGAAATCGTCCGCGCAGGAATGATATGCAGGGCCTCCCAGCTTGACCGGCTTGTTCGTCGCGCCTTCCCATTGAAAGGCCAGGTCCTCCGCCGCGTCCATGTCCCAGGTAAACGCGCATGATATATGTACCTCGTCATGCTCCGGGATAAATGCGCTCATGGGAGGAGGCCCTACGAACGCCAGATCATCCGTCGGCGTATAACTCGTCCGTTTTGGGAACACGCGCAGAATTTGTTTCATGCAAACGTCATTCCCTCCGGGCGCTGCCGCACAATGTCGGCCCACTCCAGCACGCCCTCCGATACAAGGTTGGATTTCATAAAGATCGGGACGCCTGACTCCCGGCACTCCTCCGCCAGATCGGTCAGCCACTCCTTGCGCGGCAGCGCCTTTCCCGGCCTGCGCCCGGTCTCCGCGCCCACGATGATCCAGTTTGCCACGATCTTCCCGGTCCCGTGCAGCGGGCCGTGCAAGGGCTCCGCGGAAATGAACGTGTTGTGCTTCTCGCTCCAGAAGTAGCTGTCGTCCTCGGTCTCGATGGTGCTGCCGTACCAAAAGTTGCCCCGCCGCGGCAGCAGCGCCAGGTGGTCCAGCTCCATATAGCGCGCCGGGTTCTTTGTCAGAAACAGATAGTTGTGCTGCGGTGCCGCTATGCAGGCGTCGATCACCTGAACGATCCAGTCCGTCGGCACCCATCGCCCGAACAGGTCCGCCATGCTGCATACGAAGATGTTGCGCGGCAGCTCGGTCTCCTCCGGCTCGTGCAGCCGGTAGCGGTGGAACGTCGGCGTAAAGAAGAAAGGGAACGGCGCCTTTACCGTTTTCCCGTTCTTTTGCGTCCGCTCCGCGGGCTCGTCCAGGACGATCAGCCCGCCCTCCAGCTCCTCTCCGGCCAGCGCGTAAATATTGTCATGCCCTCCGAAGCGTTTGGCCGTCAGTGCGGCGTAGCAGTAAGGGCAGCCATGCTTGCAGCCCGTCACCGGGTTCCATGTCATGTCCGCCCAATCTATGCTCGTATAGTTCATTTCTGATCTCCTCGTTCCTGTGTTTCGTATTGGCACCATAACGGCGCCGGGTAGCCCGTGATGCAATCCCGGTTTCCCGCCGGGTAGAAGTTCACCACGCGGCCGTAGTGCTCGCTGTCTGCCTCGTTTCCACAGCGTAGCGCGTACTTGTCGCCGGTCCATTCCTCGGAGAAGGCGAGCTCGCAGACGGCGCAGCGCCGCCCGTTCATGCGCCGTGCTCCCGGTATGCTTCGCCGGTGCTTCGCAGCATATCCGCCAGGTTTTCGTGGTGGTCCAGCGGCAGGACGATCCCGACGCACAGCAGCCCGGCCACGATGGGCTGGAGGAGGGAGAAGTCGATGAACCACGCCTCGCCGGCCGCATAATAGACATTGATGCCCCGGCCGCCGTAGACGATGCTGTACGGCTCCTCGCGGCAGAGGATTTCCCCGTCGCACACGTCGTCCAGGCACATTTTCTCCGGCGCGTCCGTATGTTTGAACGCTATCTCCGCCGCCTGCTTTGCCGACAGGTCCATCAGCGTCGCCAGGTGTTGCTCCGTGATATACGGCAGGCACTCGACCGGGTAGGCGCTCGCACCCGTTACGATCCACTGACGCATGGCGCCGTCGCTGTCGGTCTTGTCCCAAATCGTCGCGCAGCCGCGCGCCTTGCAGACGGCCGCGATCTTCTTGATCTTCATTGTGCTTTTCCTTTCCCGCCGGCCGGCGCTTTCTTTGCCGGTCTCGGCGTCGGCTTCTTCGGCGCTTCGCCCAGGATGCTCGTGCCGCACTCTCGCGCCACGTCGGTCCACATGGTAACGCCCCAGGCGTGCGCGGCCTCCACAACGGCGTGCAGCCGGTCCTCGGCCTCCACCTGCACCCGCTCATGCTCCGGGTGCCAAACTTCCCAAAGTAACATCGTTTACGCTCCATATCCCCACGCCGCAGCGTGGCCCAGCACAACGGCGGCATAACTCCGCGTTCCGTCGTCGTGTCCTACATGATAGGCGGTCAGCGCCGCCTCCGTCGTTCTGTGCTTCTCCAGCAGGTTCCCCAGGTAGCCGATGCCTGCCCGCAGGTTTTCCTCCGGCGTCATGTTCGGGTCGAAATAGTTGTGATTGAGCTGGCAAAGGCCATAGTCGCCGCTTTTACTCACGGCGTCTGGCTGGAAGTTGCTCTCGGTCTGAATAAGGCCCAGCGCCAGCAGGGGGTCCACGCCTGCCTCCTCGCAGATCGTCAGCAGCGCCGCCTGGAGCTCCGCGCTTAACGGCACGTCCTCTCTCCAGATCGTCGGCTCCTCCGGCGCCTCGTCCTCCGCGGGGATTTCTTCGCAAATCTCGAAGTAACACTCCTGCGCTCTCGGCTCGGTAGCGGCCACGGCCGGCTGGACCGGCGTGATCTCCGGTGCTGCCTCGACGGGCACGGCCTCCTCGGCCTCCGGCTCCATGACGGCCTGCGCCTCCCGCGCGGTCGGCGCGCAGAGGATCAGCGCGCTCAGCATCAATGCGATCAGGCGTAATTTCATTTCAATTCCTCCGTCAGCTTTGTCAGGGCGCATACGGCACAGTGTTCCTCCAGCGCACTCTCCGAGGAGCACAGATGCGGCCAGCGGCACGCCTCGTCACAGATGCGCTCCCGCGTGCGCGCGAGCTTTTCTTCCCAGCATTTCCCGTGCATGACGTGTTCGCATATCACGGGCTTCCCACAGATGGCGCACAGTGCCATTTCATTTCTCCTCGCTTTCCGGTTGCTTCACGATCTTTCGCAGGATGCCGTTTCGGTCCGGCACCAGTGGCAGCGCCTTCCGGCGTTCCGCTTCCTTCCGGTCGAAGCCGCAGGTCGCGCACTTGCCCGGCCAGTAGCACCCGCCTTTCAGACAATTCGGCATTGTCACATGGGACGGCGTGCTCTCGTTTCTCTGCTTCATTCCTCGTCCGGCTCCTCTCAGTACGGCAGCTCCGGCCCGTCCAGCACCAGGCGAAAACCGCCCGTGCATGGCGCGCTCTCCCGGATGCTCCGGCGCCGTTCGACGCGCTCCCGGCGGACGGTCCCGATGGCGTACAGGCTCTCGTCCTCTCCGATCTCGCTCTTGCCGAAGCGCCTGCGCCACTCGTCGAAGTCCCAGCCGTAGACGATCATGGCCTGCGCCTGTACCCGGCGCCGCAAGTCCCGGTTGACCTCCGCCTCGGCGTGAACGCTGCCCGGTCCCTCGTGGCATCCCCAATGACAGAGGGTGTACCACAGGCCCAGCTCCTTGCTCTTTTCCCGGTTCATCAGGCCGCCCCATGGCTCGTGCCGGTCCATCTTCGTCCCGAAGCTCCGGCCGCACAGCGCGCAGCAGGCGTTCGTCGGTTCCATGATGCTCGGCGCATACCCGGCCCCGTCCAAACGGATTCCGAACTCATTGACTCTCGCCATGTTCCTCGCTCTCCTTTACTGCCGGCGCCAGTAAAATCACCGTCAGCAGACTAATCATTTTCGCTACGCTCACGTTGAGGAGCTTTGCCACTTCTACGGTCAGGATCGCCATGCCGTTCAGAACGGCCTGCGGGCTGCTCGCCTCGATGCTTCGCCGGAATGATGTATGCCCGGCCTCTTTCTCCAGGGAGATTGACACCTGATCCAGCGCGGCGCGCTGCTCAGCCTCGGTTTGTTGCGGTCTCTCGTTCATGTCGGCTCCTTTCAGTCGGTCGCCTGCGCCGCGGCACGGCGTCCACGGTTGCGCAAGGCCCTCTGAAATGCCTGCTGCCCCAGCTCCGCGCGGTAGGTCATGCGGGCGTTTCCGTCCAGTGTCCCGTCCTGCCCGCGTTTCAGCTCCGTATAGATCGTCATGTTGGAGACGTCGAGGTCCTTTGCGATCTGCACGGCGTTGTCACCGTTTGCCCAGCGCCGCTCCAGCTCTCGCCGCTCCTGTAGCGTCAAGCTCTTTCGTCTTGCCATTTCGTTCACCCCGTTTCTGCCGCCGCCCAGCGCGGCAAAGATTAAAAAAATAATGCAGAAAATGAC